GGGGGGGTTAGTGTGTTTCTTTTATTAACTGAATAAATTTTTCACGCATTGGGTCTGCCCGGTCTGCCCGGTCTGCCCGGTCTGCCCGGTCTGCCCGGTATGCCAGGTATGCCCGGTATGCCCGGTATGCCCGGTCTGCCAGGTCTGCCCGGTCTGCCCGGTCTGCCCGGTCTGCCCGGTATGCCCGGTCTGCCCGGTCTGCCCGGTCTGCCAGGTCTGCCCGGTATGCCCGGTATGCCAGGTATGCCCGGTCTGCCAGGTCTGCCCGGTCTGCCCGGTATGCCAGGTATGCCCGGTATGCCAGGTATGCCCGGTCTGCCAGGTCTGCCCGGTCTGCCAGGTCTGCCAGGTTATATAATTTTTTCCATTCACCCTCACCCACTTCTTTTTCTTCAATCACTCTAAGATGAAGCGCTGCCAAATCAGAACAGATTTTCTTCTCTTTATCGGTTTTCAACCTGGTAATTAATCCATGTGTTTCATCAATCAAACTCCACATTTCTAATTTATTATAAACTAAAGAAAGATCACAACCAACATTTACAGACTGCAGAAATTCGAGCGGAAAAGAAAGCGCCTTTTCAACTTTAAGTGATTCAAAAATGTTGTCTTCTAAAATTGCAATGGTGAAAGGAATACCTAACTCCTTTTCATAATCGAAGTGAGAATAGTTGTCAAGGGTACACCCTACTGCACATCCTTTGTTTTCTGATTTATCAAAGCCAGTACCCTGCACTAGCTCATCAGCTATCATGTGGGCCTTCATACGGGCAATATACTTGTCTTTGATTTCCTGTTTGCCATGAAAGGCTGAAAATTTTGGTTTGGTCATTGGTATTTGTTTTTATTGGTTAAATTTTTTCTAGTTCTTCTTTGAATGGGGCCATAAGCCAATCATAATATACTGTAGCCAATTCAGTAGTTTGTTTAGAAGATAATTTCTTTGATTCCTCCAAACCTGTATTCTTACCTACAGCCCATTCATTTGCTGCTTTAAGGGCACATTGTCTCATGATCATCATATTCTTCATCTTCTCTGTTTTAGGATCCAGTTGATATCCTCCTCTTCCTCCTTCGTTAGGCTTATCAATTTTAGTATATATTCCATCCTGTTTTATGGTATATTTTTCTTCTTTGCCTTCTTGGAATTTGTTTTGATTTTTGTCTTTGCAGGTGAATACTCCTTTGTCCCCATTCTCGAAATCAATATAGAAGTCGTGCATGGGTCCGTTTCTTCCAGACCATTCTTTTTTGTAGGTAATTCCGGTGACTTTGCTTGTTTTTGTTTCCATGTCGGATGATTATTGATTTGATTTTCTTCCCACTCTCTTTGAGCCTGGAATAATTCTTTAGTTCTTATCATTTAAGCTTCTTTTTTAATTCTAATTTGAATGAATTCATCAAGCCAGCTCCAGTAAGATATTGAAGAGCCAAAGGTGTAACGTCATATAGAAAATCACATCCTTTACCCATTCGGTGAAGTCGAATAGCTTCAATTTCAATTTCTGATGTCTCCTGATGATATTTACCCTTCACTGTATACCGGAGGCGCTTGAAGCTAATAGTGTCGGTGAAGGATTGGATAATCTTTGTAGGTGCTAACATCTTCGTTTTGTTTTTGGTCCTCAATGTATGGCTTCTCATAGCAGGGGAAGCACTTATGTCCCTGTGAAGGATTAAAGACTGTATCATCCCATCCAAAGAAATGAAAGCAGCAGCAGCACAATACCTCATCTTCATTACCATCTTCCAGGATCCGGAGGCATGTAGTACATGCTGGTCCCCGTTCTGTCTCTGTAGTTTCATTGTACTCAAACTCTTTCCCACAATGTAAGCAGTAGCTCATCAGAAAGGCAAATTATCATCATCCCTGGAAAGATCAATATCCTCATCATCTGAATTGTTGAAAACAATATCAATGAGGCCATTGAATTTCTCTGCAGTCAGTTCATAGTTTGGATCCTTCTCCTGTATATTTCTGAGTATGGCAATGAGCTGCTCAAAATAGGCTACATCCACACCAATGAGCTGCTCATCTAAGGTGTCAGGATTAGACAGATTCAGCATGGAGATCTGAAACATGATTTTCATTAATTCTCCTGCAGATATATTCCATCCTCTTTTAAGGAATTTTTTTGCCCGGATGATGGAAGTAACTGGATAGAAGGATCCCTGATATCTCAATTGCTTTGTGATGATGGATTCCAAGGCCTCTTTGTTTGTCACCAGGCCATCTTTGAAGGTGAAGTAATTAGTGGCATGAATGAAGTCAAAGGTGCTGTGTATTGCTTTATCATCACCGTGAAACCTGATGACAATCTGGATCTGATCAGTGAGACTGATTGCATTGGGAGAAAAGAAAAGGGGGATATAGTTTTTTGCATCCTTAGCTGCTTCTTCATTTACATTCAGTCCCCCTCTGCCTCCTTTGATATAAAGTCGGATCTGATCATCTTTGAGATTTCTGCAGGCAATCGAATAGTAATTATCCCCTTTGAGGATTTCATCATTCATGAATCTGTCTTTATTATGACCATCCATGATGACAATTCTGTCAGATCCTCCGGTGTAGTATTTTACCAGCTCCATTAATACATCTCTGTCTTTGATGTATATATCCACATCATTCACTTTCTCTCCCAGGAGCATGGAGGTGATGGATCCTCCGCTGACTAAAAGATTGTTTTTAATGTCTTCACGGAGCTTCACTATGCTAATGGTTTTCAGCCATTCAATGAGCTTAGTGTGCAGTACTTTTTTGATGGTTTTGATTTGCATGATTTTGATTATTTGATTTTGTTAGTAGTGACTTGACAAGTAAAAGCTTTCACATAGGCCTCATGAGATGTACCGGCAATACTTTTTAGTTTTCCGTGTTCCAATTCATGGAGCGCATTCATGATACATTGAGCCTCATCCATCTTTTTTCTCCAGAAATATTCCAGATCTGATTTTAAGCTAGTATGTTCATCACAATGAAGAGAAATTGAGTGCATGAGCTTATTGTTGTGCTTCTTCATTAGTAAACGGAAGTTAATATGATTGTGAACCGGCTATCCGGACCGTATAGAAAACGACACCATTTTTTCCCGGCTTTAGAATGAATTATCAGTGTATTTTTCACTGCATATTCAATCACTTGTTGCTTTGGCAATCCAGTAAGCTCATGAGTTGTATTAGTATTAGCGGGAAGATAAGCCCGGTTTTTCTCTATGGCCTGAGTAACCATATTGAGAGAATATTCCAGCACTGTGAGAGGTGCTTCTACATCGTTTTCTTTACACATGGATGATGATGGTTTTAAATTATTGAATAATTACAATTTTTCCCCATGGCTTTGTCTATAATTTTCAGAAGCCGGATGGATCGCATAGCCTGAATGTGAGAATATGCGAATGCTACCGGAGCACTGGTATTATTTACAATGACATAGTACTTTTTCATGGCTTTTCCAGTTTAGTGGCTAAGGATTCAATCAGAATGGTACAGTCCTGATCAATTCTCCTATCATTCATTACTTGCGCTATAAGTACCTGATCCACGTCTGGACCAAAATGCTCAATGAAAAAAGGCATGTATTGAGTGGAAGGACGAATGGCTTTGAAGATCCTGACACGTGCCTGCATGACACGGAGCTTCAGTTCTTGTTTCTCCAGGTGGGAGAGTTTTACGGTTTGTTTTTGCATGGATCAAAGGAAAGAAAAAAAAGCATAGGTTTTGCAAAACAATTGCAATAAATCATAATGATTTGATTATCAGAAACAAAAAAAACCCCAGCACCACATGCCAGGGTTTAAGAAATATAAAAGGAAGGATTATTATTATGCCAATAGGAAGGACCGGATAGAAGCCAGACCAGAATCATAAAGCGCTTGCTTCTGATCACCGGTGAGGCTAAAGTCAGTGGCAGATATTCCCAGGGAGGGGATCTGGACCGTCCGGGCCAGCTGTTCCTTATTGGTATATAGATTTATATTCTGGCTATCCAGGATGCCATTAAATATGCTCCTGGTGAATTTTATCAGTTCATTATACCTAACCCCTGCAGGAGAAGGGACACCTCTCAGGAAAGCTCCCAATGTTTGTGGATTAGGACCATCTGTATCAAAAGCATCCACCGGATAATTATAAACAGTTCCACCATCCACGTGGATATGATCATTGGGATGGCCGGTAGAGAATTGAAAACCTTTGAAGAAGAAAGGAATCGACATGGAAGCTCTCACGGCTTCAGCTACTATAACCTGCGGAGTAGTTTTTGCACAAAATCGTATCAGTCTTTCATCTGTTACATCATAAGCAAATATGTGGAGATCTATACATCCTGCTTTTTCAAACTCTGCAAAAGTAGCATCTGGAGTGCTGATCATTCCTTTGATTCGTTCCTTCATCCAGGATAGAAACACATCTCCCTGATAAATTCCATATTGAGTGGCAATGCGAAAAGGATTTTCTGAATCTTCAAAGGTGCTGAAATCCGTCTTCATCATGATATCATGTATTTCTCCTGCAGTATATCGAAGAGATACCAGGGCAGCAGTAATGGCACCGGCTGAAGTACCGGCTACCTGAAGGATATTTTTCATAATAGCTGCCTCCTCGAGGCCGAAAATGAAACCGGCATAAGCCATCCCTTTTACACCACCACCTTCAAAGGATAAATTTCTGATATCTCTCATCATGATTTCTTGTCCTCCGCGTTTTGTGTTTCGATTGCTGTCAGGATAGCTTCAGCTGTAGGAACTATCTCAGTGAGATTTTTTCCACTGAGCGCTTTCCAGGCATTTACCAGGCGCTTGCCTATAGAAAGCACTTTATCTGCAGAGGGTAGTCCGGAGACCATTGCATCTTTTGACACGAATCCCCACAGCGTAATAAAGGCAGCAATTGCCAAACCTTTTGGATCTACCTGTCCGGCTTCGATCATTGGCCACACTTTCAATATAAGTGCAGTACCAAATCCCATCAAAGAGGTCCTCCAGTTTGTGAAAATAGAATGTTTAATAGATTTCATTGGTTAGTTTTTTAAGGTTTCATAGGTAAAGGATCCACATACCTGTCCGAGGTAAGGGACTAAAAGCTCATCCTGCCAGCGTTTAAATGGCTGGCCAATGATGAGAGTAATGAGTTTACACCAGGCCAGCTCAGAGGCAGATACTATGCCGGCAGCTTTATTTATGAATGTACCTGGAGCGGTACAGCCCAAAAGCTCTGCTGGAGTGTCGGCTATGTGATTCTCAATGGCCTGCCTACCTGGTACTCCAATGAGTAACGGAACAATACATTTGTTCACCGTTGATTTGGTAAATGTGAAATTGAAGGTTCCTTCCGGAATAAGTTTATCACGTCTTTCCAGATCGTAACAAATAAAATTTCCATTTATATCCACAATCTGGCCGAAAGTGGATTGAAATTTACGGGCAGGATTCCCAGTGGGATCTTCTGGATCCGGTCCGATAAAAATAGCGTCGGAATACAAAGGATGTCCTGGAGCGAAGCGCTGAACTTTTGCTTGAAAATTGATCATTTTCTTTTCTTTTTAACGGGATGTTTTTCTCTATATTCAGTTATCCATTTCCAAACGGTGTAACCTAGCGTCACACTACCAGTAGCGACAACTAAAAAAAACCGTACACCTTTTTCAATGTCTGAAAAACTGATGATAGTTATAAAAGTGGAAGATCCCATCAATTTTGCAATGATGGGATGATTGTGTAAAAAGCTGAAAGTGAAGTGAAGCATAGTGCCGGTTTTATGGTTGATCTATTTTCGGATAGGTGGCCAGATCACCTTTTAACATTTGAATGATAGCCTGACCAATTTGTGATTGCTGTAGCGTGTCCCATCTCATATCTGGAGCAATAATTATATTTCCATTTGCATCTTTCTTACCTGGGTTGTCATACCGGTGATAGGTGAGATTTTTAGAAGAATTCACTATGATGCCATTTGCTGTTAATTCAATCCTGTACATAACAACTATCCGCTGCATCTCTCCATCTATTACGATTTTATAAATAGAGATCTGTTTTTGTAGCTTAGAAGCAGAATCAATCCCCATAGCCTGGGTGATGATGGGCTTAGGAGCTATTGTTTGTGCCGGAAGATAAAAACTGAAGAGGATTGCGAATAAAAAGAGAATTTTTTTCATGTGGTTTGGTTTAATAGTTTACCCAGGTTGTACCGTTATAATATGATTTTTGATGCAGAGTAAGATCATACACTTCTAATCCCTCTGCAGGAGAAGAAATGGCAAGTTTTTGTATTGTAGTCATACGGGGAATAAGATGGCCTTGTGTAGTGCTTTCTTCGTCAACTATAGAAGAGGGATCTGGAGTAGAAGTTCCTAATCCTATATTTCCAACAATGCCCTTTATTCTCATCCTTTCAGTTTGATTATCCGTATAAAAAATTACGTCTCCCTGACTTCCTACGGATGATCCAAATTGAATGGATCCATCATTTGAATTAGACCAAAGACCCACATTGCCAGATTGATTAAGTAGGGCATATTCGGCATAAACAGTAAACTGCCCTCCATTAATATAAAGATTAGCCGGGTTTCCATAAAAGTCATTTCCACTTCCAGGGCCCATTATCAAACATGATCCTTCGTTTACTCTCATTCGGACATCTCCCAGACGGTCCTGAATCTGAAAATATATTTGGCTATTAGGCTGTCCGAAATAATGAGGGACGAAAAGAAAAGGAATTGTTGATGTGCTTTTTATAGCAGCATAATCACCTATTTGTAAAGAATCTTCAGAATGAACAATTCCATTTACATCCAATGATACTGCAGGGGTATTGTTTAATATTCCAAGCCGGTGATTAGGCCTATCCCAAAAAAGATCTGGAGAGCTAGATATCGTATTATAAGTTTGATAATATGCAACCTGTCCTGTTACTCCATATCCATGAAGAGCGGAGGTGTCGATTCCACTACCAGAGGCTACAGAATCCCATACAGCGGTTCCTTTCGTATCTATAGCGGCTAAAAATTTTCCGGGCTTAGGGTTTCCGTTTGAAAATTGCAAAGTCCCTCTGGCCACTAAACTATCTCCAGTTGGAATAATATTAGAAGGGGCTGATAATATATTTTGCGTTTCACTTTGGAGTTCATTACCATTACTGGTGGAGAGAAAGAAATTTACAGAATCATTTCCCACTTTTGTTCCTTCTAATCTTTTTATCCATATAAATGGATGGCTCTCATCTTTTCCATGAGAATATAATCCCCAGCCTCCGTGTGTACCAGTCAAAAATTCAAACGTCCCAATACTATCAGGTTCGGAAAAAGATTTCCCAACAGTCATGGAAACAAAATTTGATCCTTGAAACATGAAAGAATTTCCCATTCCTCCGGAGGAAATGAAAATAGGTAGATAGTGATTTATTCCGGAAGCCGTGGATAAATGAAGGGAATTCATCAGATCGGTCCATGTGATAATCTTCGTGGTACCAGGTAGTCCCGAATGCTGCTGCTCTATCGTGTAATCATTTGGAGCCACAGAAGTAACTATGGGCAAAATAGGAATTTTTATCTGAGCTGTTCCGGCCATGCCGGATAATGTCATCAGAAGTAAAAAGAGTAGTTTTTTCATGTTATTAAGCTGCATCTAATTGGTTTCCACTTGCATCTTGTAGGTCTATTCCTGAAGCTGTTTCCAGAGCTTGTGGACCTATCTGAGATGATTTTGATGTGGCGTAAATGATTGATTTGTTTTTATTGTGATTATAGATAGATTGATTCTGTACCAGAGTTTTGTCAAATATGATATTTTTCCCAATCAGAGAATCAGACTGTACCATAATATTGTCAATTCCATTTTCCCGCATCAACTTAACGGCATAATCCATAGATCCATACGTCTGCATCAGAATATCCTGGACCGTCTGGCCAGGTTGTACCACATGCACCCCGTTTGTAGGAACAATCGTAGGAGCTGGAGCAAGATTAGCCGGTATAGCCTGACTGATTGTAGGATCATAACTAACGTATTGGCCAGCAAGGATGGAGATATCAAAAGTGATAGAAGTAATGAAAGGATTGTCTTTCATAAACTTCACAGAATAATCTAGTGATCCATATAACTGGACCACCAAATCACTCACCGACACCCCCGGAGGAATTTTAGAGAAGGCTTGCATTGTTAATTATTTTTAACAGATCAAATCCCTGGAAAGAAAAATCTTCATTCACAGCATATCCATCAGCTTGACAATTTAACCGGATAGACTGGACCAGTTTCTGAGGATTTACTTTACTCTTCAGATAACTCATGATTCCTACGCCTAAAGTGGGCTTCCTCTTCCACCATCCGGGAGCAGAGAGCAGGATATCGTTTAAGTGCTGGACATCGCTGGGACCAAAGTCAAAATCCCCAGTATTGGGGTTTATGTATAAGTCTCCGTTTTTCAATAGGATATCGCTCCGGTATCTCATATTAGTTCATGATTATTAAATGATGTTCAAAATGTCTTATTTCCTTATACTGTTTAAATGCCAGTATTCCCAATGTTTCCTTAAAAGACAGGCCCATGGATCCATAAAGAGCTGGTATAGATTCCGACACCATGATTCCCAAACAATGAGGAAGCATGAAAAACTTCTCTCCGTTTTTATTAATATGAAAAGTGTTGAAATATACCAGCATGTCCTGTTTTAGAAATTGTCCTTTAGTTACCATGGGTTACGTTTGGATTTTCCAGATCTGCTCTGGTGGTTAATTGCGTAATGGGTGTGGTGTTTGTTCCTGAAACACCAGCACCGGTGGTGACACCAGAATGAGCGTGTGTATTCATTTGCTGCTCCAGGCGAGCGATCCTTTGAGAGAGTGTTATGACATTAACCAATCCCCCAAAAGAACCATCACCAAACTGCCAGGATCCTCCGGAATAAAAAACACCATCAATATCACTATAGAGAATGATATATGGATCATTGCGATCAGAAAAAATCACCAGTACTGTCGAATCAATTGCAGGTACCAGGAGAAGCCCATCAGCTACCTCGGCCTCCATATTAATCTGTACCAGGTCCGTCTCAGCGTTTCCATTAATCGGTGTGGCCTCACAGGTACCAGATGGAATATCAACAGATACAATAGTACACGCTACCAGGTATACCTTATCCTCCAGATGGGTACCGGACATCTGTTGTATGACTTCCCTAATAGATCTTTGCGCTGAGCTCATTGTTATAATCCCGTTAATAATTGTTCATCTGTCAAAACTCCATCGATACGGAGATCTAATTCTACCTCCTGCCACATTCCTCCTTCAGGAGATCCAAAATATCTCACTGATTTTACAAAGTATTTCCCATACCGCTCAGGTAATTTTATAGAGCTGATGACAGCGATATCACCATGCTGCACAAAAGGAAGGGCAAACGTGGTGAACTTACCTCTATACCCTTCATAATATAATCTCCGGAGCATACTGATTGCTTTTGTCTTTAGCTCTGCTGCAGTTTGTATGTCCCAAAAAAACATGGTCCGCATCTGTCCCAGGCTTTCTTTTTGTTTTGGATCTTTTGTGTTTACCTCCACATACTCACCGTTAATATTTGTGATCGTTACCTCGAGGCGCTGCTTCTTTGTTTTAAGTCTTCCGGATTTTGTAGTAGTGAGGAGTTCGGTTTTATTCACCGAATAAGCAGTAAGAGAAAGCTGGATATCATCAGCCCGGGTATAATTCAAACTATCTCCCGGAACAATGTTTTTCTCAAATACAAAACTGTGTTCTGTTCCTTCACCAGGATAATAAACAATACACCCGCAATGAAGCTGGGAGCCTCTGAAGAAACTTTCAAATTTGAATGTTTTTTGTAAGCGCTCCAGGACCTGGCAGACTGTTTCATTTTGAGTCCTGAAATCTCCAATTTTTGTGGAAACTTGCGGATTATTGGCCAAGGTTAATTTAATCCCCTGCAGCCTATCTGCTTTTACCGTATTGACCAGATCCAGCAGCTCTGTCATCATAGATTCCAGCGTATATTGAGTAGCTCCCCACACTTTGTTTGGCGCTTGCACTTGTTTTAGGAGATACATGTGATCTTCGTAATCAATTTCAATAAGCAATTGATTGGCAACTTTTGAAACCCAGTTTGCAGCAAGCTGGTTTTTTATAATCTTCGGATTTCCTGAAGTATCAAAATATCCATAACCCACTTTTAGTGTCATGAAATCACCTCTCATCACTATGGCGGGTTGTTTTCCTAGCGGTGCATTGATGGGAAGATTATTAATGTCCCCTCCTATTTCTCCTCCCAGGTTGATGGTATTTCCATTCTTATCTTTTACCCAAATATTTTTAGGAAATTTAATCTTTCCTTTAGAAGTGAGATCTGGCCATCCGCTGAGTACATCATATTCAGCAAAAAAATTAAAATTGAATTCCTGGCTCCTATCCGGAAAGTCAGAAGAAGGGTATTGTTTTATATGCACCTCAGAAAGGCAGATGAGATCCATCAGAATAGGTCTACAGGTTTATCAGATAATGCTGTGAATTCAAAAACTTGCTGGCTATATCCACCGGCCACTTGTGGATCAGCTTCATCTATTACGGTCATCATATATACCCCCAGCTGTGACAAATACCAGGAATTTACCGTGATGGATGCTTTTGAATCCAAAATTCTTCTCAGAGCGCTCATATCAGTAGCGGGATATTTTCCATTGGCACCGGTGATGATCCCTTTCACATTTATTTCCCAATCCTTATTTGAAGTATGCTGCTTTACAGTACCATCTAGGCCATTCATGGAAGTGGTAACGACATTTTTACCTCTTCTGGCAGTGATGAGGACCGTAGGAATCTTTATGCCCGGATATGATTTTATAGATCCATCAAAATCAATATACTTTCCTGCTTCGATATCTAAGTCGGAAAATACCGGTGTGCCTTGCTTACTTATATAAAGCGGAGAATCCCCCTGAGTGGCATCAGGGAGATTAGGAATAGTTTGTGGGGATCCGTACCCCTGGCCATTAACCGGGATATTGAAATTAGCCAGGTTAAAAGCTTTTATTATCTGAATCCTTATATTGATCATATTATTGTCCTGGTATTAAATTAAAACCATTGGTGGCTCCCAGGAGCGTCTTGACAATAAACTCCTCTGCAGCTCTTTCCGACATTCCTAAAGTCTGTGTGACAATTTTAAACTCATTCACCAGGCTTCCCATAGTAATGTAAAGATTTGTCATCTTCGCTTCTTTGGGCTGAGATGTCATGGCTTGCTGGGGTGTATTGGAAAGTTCCTTTTTATCGGATCCTACGGCTGTTTCGGCCCCGGTAGCTGCTTCCACCTCTTCTTTGGCTGAAGTCTCTCCACCGGCTTGTTTTGACATGCCCAGGAGCTTTTTAATTCCTCCTACTATCTTTCCTATAAATCCCACCACCTTTTCAATCACTTTTGCAATAGTGTCCCATACGGCTTTGAAGACTTTAGTGTGAGAAAGCCATTTCACAAATTTGATGATAGTCTTATCAATCCACAGAGCAATCTTTATGATAATAGATGCTATACTGCCAATGATTGAAAAGATGGGTTTGAGAATAGGCATAAGATGCTGAAAAACATCAGCAATCATGGTGACCAATTCACCCACATATTCCAAAATAGGTGCCAGCTCTCCCTGCAGCGGCTTAATAATCTCCTTCACCAGGTCCCATACATTATGAAACATTTGTACAATAGGCTTCATGAGTGCCAGGATGGGAGGTAATATTTCCTCAATGATTGGCATGAGGGCATCAACTACTTCACCGGCAATAGAAGCCAATTCTTTGAAGATATCTCCAATGCCAGAGCTCTCCAATGTTTGGAATAGTTTCTCTACGAATTCCATTACCTTTTGAATCACCGGTGTTATCATAGTAAGCATCTTACTAACACCTCCACCGATCTTCACCATAAATTCCTCTGCCTGGTTTTTCATTACCTGGAAAGGATTTGCTTTAGCAGCAGCAGCAGCAGATCCTCCAAATTCTGTTTTTAATTCTCCCAGGATTAACTGTTGGGCTTTGGCCACCTGCCCTGTTTTCACCAATCGCTCAATCACTACCTTTTGAGCCTCAGAAAAATTAACGCCCACACGATGCAGAGCTGCAATACCATGGATGGGATCCTGAAGGGCTTTACCTACCTGTACGGCTGTCTCCTGCAGATCACTGTGCATTTTTGAAGCCATATCAGCAATAGCTTGAGAAGCCTGTGGTAAAATGTCTTTTTTAAGAGCAGTAAAAGTCAACAGAACCGATTCCATAGACTTGACAGTAGTCTTTGTATAGAGACTGTTTTTAGAAAGTGATTCAGAAAGTTTATCTATCTCTTCAGCCGTTACGCCTGCAGCTCCACCGGTAGAGGTAATGGAGGCCTGTACCTGAGCGGTGGCCATATTGAAATCCGTAAATGCTTTGAAAGCATCTTTGGTAAGATCAATGACTTTCTCCACCACCTGCAGCTCAATGAAAGCTGTTTTCAATTTCCCTATTACATTTTCAGAATGCTCAATGGCATGATTCATCTTGCCTGTATTGGCTTCGATTTTCTTCAGGGTTTCAGACATCTGATCCTGAAGCTTCATTACATATTCTATCGATGTATCGGCCATTATAAGGAGGTCATTATTGAAAGTGTTTTCACGAACGGATTATCTTTTATAAAACAAAGCTCACTCCAGAGCTTCCATATTTCACTCTGCCCTTCTTCAGTCTCTTCGTCTAATCGATATGCAGGGTAGTGAAAACGAACATAGGCGCAAATCCGCGCCCATGTGTACTTTGATTCCTTACCAATCTCAGAGCTCTCTAATTTTTTTTTAATTCCACATCATAGAGTTCAACAAACTGATTACAGGCCAGGGCAGCTGAGGCATATACGATATCATCACCACCACCAATACAGAAACGTGGATCTGATTGCTCTTTCAAAATAGAAGCATTCAGAATAAGCTCTCCGGATAGATCTACTTGTTTTGCTGCCAGATAATTGATAGCGGCAATCTTATTGCGGATATGTGGCTCCTGGACATAACCAATGGCCAGACCGGTGGGTGTTTTTACAAATAAACAGGAAACTTTTTTTCCAATCTCTTTGGTGAGCGCTTCAGCTTTTAGCATAGCCTCATCTTTTTGTGCCTGCAGATCTGCTGCAGCTTTTTCTTCCGGAGACAGCTCCGTGTTTTTTGTTTCTTCCATTTTTAAACGTGTTGTATGCCACCGACAATGAGGGGCAGGGTCATGTCAAATTCCTGATCATTCTGCTTCCCATCAAAATTAAAATCAAGGAATTCACAGAATAAAAGGGTGTCCTGGGACTGAGCTGCAGGCACAGGATTAAGCCCTGCAGCAGGATTGGCTCCATAAATAACCGGAATATCAAACGGGCCAATATCTGTGAGCTTATTCATGCCCTTTGATTTGAGACCAGTCAGAATAGACTGGACTTCATCCCTGAGCAGAATGATTTCAGCATGATATTCTATGTTTCCATAGGTACGGCCGATAGGTTCAATTCCGTAACCATAAACATTCTTTTTATCCTGTTTATAGCCATATTTGATACCCTTCACACCACGTGTGATACCACCAAATAAGAGCAGGCTAATGTTAGCCCAGCTGTACATAATTCCGTTGATAACTGCTATCTGGTTCATATTTTATAAGGAGGCTACAAAGGTGGAAGTGATATCAATTTCGGAAGCTTCAGCAATGGACACCAGGTTCACTGTTATGGCCAGCTTACCGGTGACGTTAGGGTTTTGCGCTGCAGGTACTGCTACGCTAAAGGCAGAAAGCTCTTCATCTCTTACCATAGGAGCCAGTACCTGGTTACCTGCAGAGACGAGATTTGCCTGTGTCTGTACTGTCAGCTGTCCGGCACCGGTAAGGGGAAGTTTTGCCTTTAGGTATGGGAGATAACCGGCATACAGTTCTCTGGCTGCCTTATCCCAGGTACGGCCCCGAGCTATGCGGTAAAACATATCCGTGTAAGGAGCTGCTACGTGATCATTGTTATAATACACTCCGGGATATCCCTGGTAAGCAGTTACGAAAATATACCGGTATAGGTCCAGCAAGGTGATGAGGTTTGCAGATACATTTTTTACCAGCGTACCATCTACAAAAGCCGGTACTGCCAGCTCAGATCCATCTGTCAGATTAAACTGGCTTAGATCCCCGATATTGTCGGAAACCAAACCCGCTGACATTACTCCTAAAGCATTTCCAATAGAAGGGATGGAAAAGCCGGTCATGGCAAACAATTGTGATCCCAAACCGTTACCATCCTGAGAAATTATAACTGATAATCGGTTACTCGTAAGGGTTGATAGGTCCAAAGATAGATTTGCAATCCCCCCCAGGAGTGTAAAGTCTGTGGAGAAAAGGATCTGTCCAGGTGTTTTGGCATTAAAAATAGCCGTGTATTGTGTCTGCAATAAGCCAAGTGAAGACTGAATCCACGCCTGCAGTGTTGACGCATTGGTGATAGTGGTACCGGCGCTGCCATTGGGCACGTGTGGATATACCATGAAATTACGAATAATGCCACTAGCGAAGGTTTGCACAGTTTGTATTTCGGCAAAATTATATCCTGCTGCAGTGGTAGGAATCAGAAAGAAACCAACGTAGCAAATTCCGGTTGGATTCATGCGGAAAAATTCAGAGATCTCATAGTGCCATACGGCAAGAAGAGAAGCTACACCAGAGGTGGCCACTGTGATAGATCCCACCGTAATGGTACCGGTAATGACTGTGGTGAGAGGTGTGCCGGTGTTGGGAGTAATTCCCAATCCTTTTGCCACAGTGACGGCAATCGTACCAGTGGCCGATACTGCAGTGAAACCGGTATTGGCTTGATTTGCCGTGATGGCAGCTGCTATACTGGCTCCCAAAATCGTGGCTGTGGTATCGCCTGCAGCTTGTACATAAGTACAAAGTATAAGAGGTCCTAAAAAAGGATGATCATAAACCACTTGTATGATATCGCCGGTAGATCCTACTGCAGAAATAGGCAGATGTAGGATGGCCCTGGTTTCATCAGGATAAGTGGACAGGATTCCAGCTGCTTCCGCATCAGGCACCGAAGTCATTCGGATTATCCTGTTAGTAGTGGAAAATCCTGCAGGCAGAGCAGCATTGGGTACATAAAACAACTTCCCGGAGAAGAAATCTTCACCGGGAGCCTGTTGTCCAGAGGAACCTTTACCTGGAATTATTTTGACGGTTGGAAACATCTTTATTCTTATTCGCTGTCTGGGGGAATAATCTCCTCAGTGCCAGCAGGTGAATTTTTTTCTTTTACTACGTAAACTACCACACCATCTTTCTCCATCCGTTCCTTCTCCCCTGGAGCTGGATCAATGCGGATGTCTCCATGCTCACTCACCAGTACTGTGTGAGCTGAGGCAAAGCCCGGGGCATCTTTTGCATGCTTCCGGGCCTGGTGTGCTTCAATTCGTTTGCGCTTCATTATTTCCCGTCCTTTTCAGCTGCTGAAGCCAGAGCCATTCCTGCAGGGGACAGGGTGCCATTCTTCATCATCTCCTGGAGCATACCTTTGAGGGCATCAGCAATCAGGATGGCATTGTAGCCAGCCATCTCTTCAGAGGCTTTGCTGTCCGGAGTAGCAGCCATAATATCTTTGCGCTTTACGGGCTCTACTTCTTTTCCGTTTACTGTCAGGCGGCCAGTTTCCTTTTCCACTGTTTTACCGTCTTTACCAACTTCTTTTACTTTTTCACGACGGACATGGTTGAAATGGTGCAAACCGGTAGCGGTTTCAAAATGCACAATTTCAATGCGTGGATCAGCATCTAGGGTTTGCTGAAGTTCTCTGGTGATTTTAGGCTTCATTTGAAAATATTTTATGATTAAAAGATTGTGATTTCTTGCTCATGCTGCCGGGCCGTGTTCCCGGATGTTATTGTACGACTTTCCCGACTTCAATCCATTGCACTCCATTAAAGACGAAACTCATATACAATCCTTTCCCGGAATTTAAGGTTATGGAACTGTCTGCAGCCGAAATAGAAAATACAAAAGGTTTCACAGCAGTCTGATGTGCCACTTTATTGGTAAACTTGACTTTGTGGCCAGATCCGGTGGCATTAAGCATATTGAATGTCAGCTTATCACCGAACCAGCAACCAGTAACACTTTTTACCGCATAGGTAAGAGAATCCTTTATGGTTGTGGTGGCTACCGATTCATAGGTGCCCGGAAAAAGTTTCACCGTATCTGCACCAGTGGTGTCTGCCTGCATCACATAAGTGAATGACAAGTGGGTGAACGTGTTATTTTCATTCGGGTGAATTCCTACACGTGGCCTGGTATGCTGAGCATCCAATGTGCCGGTAAAGAGCAGGGGAATCAGGAAAAGGGAAGCAAAGAGAAACTTTTTCATTTGGTTTTGATTTAAGGTTTTGAAAAATATTATTTTATTGTTTTTTGGGAAATACTTCCCCCCCGATTAAGGGAGGAAGCTATTAGCAGTAAGGGTGGTGGCAAGAACGATCTGAGCGCCCCATCCATAATTCACATCCATTTTGAATAGGCCTTTTACAAACCAGGTCTCCGCGTTATTCTGTTTACGCATAAGCTCCAGCTGCATGTCTTCAAAGGCATTCATTCCCAGGGCAAAATTTCCAGTGCCATCATCAATGAATTCACCAAATACAATGGTATTGTCAGGAATACCATACAGCTCTATGATCTCATAGCCCTGGAAGTAATTCTGGCCTTTCACCATGTAATTATCATTCTTGTATGTGGTACCGATTGACAATGCCTGATCAAACAGGGTTTTGCTGTTTGGGTTCATGGCAAAACGCAGGCGCTCATATTTCGCTGGATTTGCTTTCAGGAAAATATCACACTGGGTGATACAGCTCTGCATGTAACCAATGATATTGGAGGTCGAGAAGGTGGTGACACCGGCAACAGATTGTACCAGGGCATCATTCACCATCCGCTGCAGATAGCCATTGAAAAATTTATATTGGCTACGTACATCAGTTTTGGCCACATTGCCTTTATAGGCAGTACTTCCAATCCATACACACTGATCCAGATACTGGAAGGATCTCCGCAGGACCTGAGAGGTGATGAAGGCAGCTGCAGTGGCAGGCAGTTCACGTGCCAGCAACACTTTGGAAAGATTTACAGCATTCCAGTGAGCTTCAAAGTCACGTGGGTTAATTTCTTTGTACACCATCACGTCCTGTGGAAATACAGTACGGCCATCCACGTTGATGAGGTTATCATCACTTACTGGCTCAGGCTGACGGTCCTGGAGAGGCATGTCAGTGTCCAGAGTGGTCACGGTAGTCTCTTTTTTGATACCGTCAATGGCCAGGACAGCATTCTTTGCCACTGTGGTCATGGTGACGGTAGCACGTGGCCACCAGAAAGCTTGCTGATCTCCAGCGTATTTGGTATCTAAAATTGCGAGCGTGTCATTCATCGTGTTGGGCGTTTACAGGGTTTTGGTATATGAAATTTTTTGGTTCGGTTTTCGGTTTAATTATTTTCCTTTAGAAATTTCTGCTTTAGCATCCCGGATGTTAGGACGTTTCACAGTTGCTGCAGGAGATACAGGTGTCACGTAATCACCATGATTCACATGATCTGTCAGGGTTTCTGCAGACAAAGAGGTGGCTGGCTCTACTTTCACAGCAAGATCAGTCTTTTCTTTGTTCTCTTTGTTCTCTGCAGATGCAGTTTCGATCAGCTGATTGATGCGGGTTGATCCCAGCTTTATCACATTGCCATTTCCTCCTGCATTCACAGTACCAGGAAGCATATCATATACTTCAGCAGCTACATCAAAAGCAGCAGTCAAAGAAGCACGTGCTTTGGTCACCAGGGCTTCTTCATTTTTAAGCTTTCCGGATGCGATCAAAGCATTGATTTTGTTCTCTACTTTGTTTGTCATCTCTGCTTCAGCCTGGTTTTTCATCTTCTCTTCCATCTTATCCAGACGTTTTCCATGCTTCTCTACCATTTTGCAGAGTGCATCATGCTCCTTTTTGGAAGGATATTCTGCATTTTTGGATTTACCACCCTTGTCTTCACCTTCACCTTCCTCATCATCTTCTTCCTCATCTTCTTTTTTCTTTTTGTCTTTAGCTACCAGTTTGCCATCCTTCACATCCATATTGAGGAGTGCAGCCTTTTCTTTGATTTCGTTTTCTGTAGCGGTTTCAGAAAGGCCCAGGGCCAAAGCAATATTTTTCATGGTTTTTGTTTTTGCAAGTGAATTGGTAACGGTTTCAAATTGATTCCATAGCACTTTATGCTCTGGAGTTTTATTGTTTAATTTGGAAATATCAATGACCTCATCACAGAGGCCGAGAGGTTTACATTTGTCTGCCAGGATCCAGCTCTCATCATCCATCAATGTGGAAATTTTCTTTTCGGATATTCCATGACGGGAAAGCATTTTTACAAGAGATTTTTTTGCTGCTTCAATCTGTTTCTCATTGGAGGTACCGGAAGGATTATGAAGCATAAGCTGAGCATATTCTGCCATGAAGCGCTTTCTGCCTGCCTGAAAAATAACACCGGCCATGGAAGCAGCCCGACCGGTGACATAGGTATCAACTGGAATCGTTACATTGAGGATGGCATCATAGATACTCATGCCGGTTTCAACTTCTCCACCTCCACTGTTGATATAGATACAGATTCTTTTGTACCCTTTTTCCTGAGCGATCTGGTCAAGAGTCATGAGTGTACGGGAAAATAATTCACAATCTATACCGGATCCATCAGGATTCTTTCCAATATCATCCGTCAAATACATCTCCGGCTCAGCAGAATCAAGGTACTCACAGTATGGGAGCCTGAGAGAAGATGTTTGTGGATATATGGGAAAGTCCTTCATTGAGACAAAGATGCTCTTTCCGTTTTTTATTTATATTTGTCTGTACCAAATCGTAACACATTTATTATGGCCCGAATCAATCCGACTTTCTCCTCCAGGCATTCAAAAATTATAGGAGGCCTTGCTTTTAAAAATGGATGCAGCGAATGTGAGATAGTCAGGAGAGGGGCTATTCAGATGATCAACGCAATACCTGAAGCAGAACAGGACCAGCTCCTTAAACTGTATGAAAATTCATTAACACAAAAAAAAGCAGACAATGGAACTAAATTTTAAGTATGAATTGGGTGCCCTGGTGAGGGCTTTACCTCAGAAAGTAGACGGGACCGCTCTCCCTCTCATCACTCCCCAGGAGAAATACAAAGTACTGGCCCGGATGTATACTGAAGGGATTGCTCCAAACTCCACCCGGATTGAGTGTGCAATTGTTTACCATGTGATGGCCATGCACTTCTCCTATCTGAGGAAACAATCAGAAAGAGTCTACATGGTGAAGGAGTCTGATCTGGAGCCGTGGGTGGATCCAAACAGAAAGGAGGCAGATGAAGAAACGGAAAAGCCTGGATCAGAAGATTGAGCAGCTCCGGAAGCAGCTGGAGAAGCTGGAAGAAAAAAAACGATCAGAAAGCCTGATTGGATTCAAACAGAAAAAATCAAACAGATGAGTATTAAAGGCCTTAAACTCAAAAACATTCTAGTGATAGAAGATTCTACATATACCTTCAGACATTTTCCTATTATAACAAAAGAAAATATAAAACAGATGATGGATCATGCTGTAGAATCTATTACTCCTCCTGCCTTTGAAATGTTAGAGCCACAGAATTTAATGGTATACGAAGAATTCAATCCACGTGATTTTTTCGGAATACTTAGCCGGGGTTATTACAAAGCATCTTCTTATAAGATTAAGAAGAGAAAGACGGAATCCGAAAGGAATAGGGAATTCCAGAATACTGTCAACATCATAAATAAAGAAGGCCGTGGAGAAAAACTCAACTTCCATGAAAGGAATATTCTAAAGATGTATTTAAAAAAACAAAAGCAATCTGATGGACAAATATAATTTCTCTCACATGGAAAAGAGTGTGTTGTATTCCATTGCAGCCTCTTATAAAAACAGTCTGGCTGAGATAGCCTGGATGTATAATGAAATGAGATCTTTTGATTTTCTGATTATAGCATTAGATATGATGTCAAAATCAATGGCATCATCCCAACAAGTAATTGATGTATTACGATCAAATGGTACATCCATTTCTCTAGTCGAGAAATAGCAGCACCAGGATGAGTGTCCTGCTCTGTATAGGCCTCCCACACGGGGGGCCTTGCTTTTATATAAAAGGGAAGAGCCAGGAATTTCTCCACTGGCTCTCCTTTCTTCGGGTCGGGGGTTTTGTCTTACTCGGCTCCTTCACCGGCATCTGCTTTCACAGCAGCATTTTGTTCTTCTTCCACTTTGGTGAAATCCACATAATACTCCTGGCCGGCTTTAAAAAAGCTTTGACGTGTATCTTCTTTTGTTAATTGCATTTCTATAGTTCCAATAGTGGGAACTTCTCCCGGTTTCAATGGACCATTATTTACATGCACTGCAGATACATTAAGACTTTCATCATCATTCTTGAAAGCACTTACTACTTTGAATTTTTCGCGTACTGTTTCAATTTCATGAGTTCCTTCCATAATTTTTGTTTTTATGTTTGATTGGTTAGGAATACAAACATAATTAATCCAAAGGAATCAGACAAGAAATATCCAGCTGAGGAGATCCGGAACCGGTCCAGAATGGTGTCAGGGTACCGGGTGCTGAATCAGATACTCCCTGCAGCACCAATCTACCTGGATAGTTTGCCTGCATGAGCAAAGGCATTGTGGTAGTATATTTTGGTATCAGAGAGGGATCCGTCAGAATAAAAATAGGATTTCCACTTCCCCCTCCCGATACAACACCGGAAAGCTCCAGGCGGGACCGGCCAGGACCTTCTAATCTCAAACGAGGAGGACCATAAGGAGATCCTGGTGCAACCCAGCTTCCTTGCAATCCTACACTACCCACAATATTAATCCATGGCTGGCCAAAGGAGACAGAAGAATAGTCTTTGATATATCCGGGAGAGCTGGAAGATCCAGCAATAAAATTAATGGTCCGGATATCATGTATGTCTTGTGACACTAGATTACTCATCAGAACGGGATCCGCATGATCACCCAATGTACCATTACCGGTATAAGAAGCCGTTACAATTACGGCCACTGCAGTTTGTCCTCCGGAGAGTGTAAATGTGGCTGATGGGATATAGAAAAATTCAATCTCATCACTATTGGGATCCTGATATATGGCAGCTCCTTCACCTATTACGAAATTCGGATAAGTACCGGTGTTTTTGCAGCCATAAAGTATTTGCACGTGCCCAGCCAGGTCATCCACATCTGGAAACATCATACTCTTCAGAAGCATGTGCCCCATTTCGGCTATAGCATTCTCAATGTGTTTGTGTGTACCGGTTTTAAAAGGAGCTATGACATTATTTGTGATTTCATAGCTGAAATTTATTTTTCTTCCCATAGTTAATATAGTATTACGGTGAAAGTTATCCCCACCACTGTGAACTTTTGCGTGTAATTTATCAATTTATTGGTGAAATCGCTATCAGCAACCTGCAGCGCATTGGGTGCATTGACGGAAAAAGTGGCGGTATTGTAGGATGTTACCACGTTTTTTCGGCCAGAATTCATGTATGATTCGTTGTTACCACGACCTCCTCTGCATAGGCCATCCTGATTGGCCCTTCCTAGGATTAATTTAGATGGAGTTATACGAGCTATGAAGATATCGCTTACTCCTGGTGGCTGCCTGAAGGTAGTACCGAACCATTTATTAAGCGCCCATTCCACTGTGATCTTTTGTGTGGTATATTTCAACCGCTCATCATTTCCAACAAAGTTGGGAGATACCAACACCCACCATACGCCTTGATTCACTGTGTGGGTTGGATCATTACCGGTATTGGTTGCCTGCAGAGATTGGTAGACAGCTCCATCACTTCCTACAATGTATACCTCATCAGCAAACGTGGTAGCACTGTCCCATCTGGCAGCTCCGGAGCCTTGCCGGTAGAGAGTAAAATAATTGTCATGATCAAACTGGAAAACAGACAGCATGGCATCCAGAAAATCCAGAATCGTGTCCTTCCGTTTAGATGGAGGGATGTTTGTCTCGGCCTGAGCCAAATAATTCACATCATATATACTCATGAGGTAGCGATTGAATAAACGAGTGTGCTGGCCAGATCTCGACCTGTGGCGGTATCAGGGATAACAGAACCGGAATAGGTTGCATAGTTTCTCTGCAGCATGGTTGAAGCATTTACCAGTTTTGTAGCGCTTCCTACCACTACATTGTACGCACGTGCCTCCACCTGGCTCCAGGTAATATCCTTAACACCGGACACTGATTTAATGAGGACCATGAGATCAGAAAGATCCACAACACCATTAAACGGCAAAGATGAGAGATAGGTAGTGATCGCATTTTGTACGTTGGTTTGAACAGATGTAAGAGCATATTGCCCATCATAATAAATGGTAGCCCCAATCATGATGAAGTCATCCGGAGCCGTGAGGATTGCAAAATGCAAACCAGGAGGCATGAGGATATCGAGGTAGCTGGAGAGCGCTGTGATCTGTGGAGTGGTCAATACAGATCCGCTGGCTTTACATTTTACTACATACGCAGCGGGTATGGTTGGATCTGTAGTAATGGCACATTGGGTGACAATTCTCAGAGCTGGCAGAATGGAAGGATATGCCGGTACCAGATTAGTAAACTGAAGGATCTGTGGTGTGGTAGCGGAGTATTGGAAATTCAGCACCTGCTGCTTTATCCAATCGGAAGTTTCAGGTACACCGGCTGCAATAGCTGCCTCTACATCCAACTGATACTGATCCAAGAGCTGCTCAAAGAGATTATCTCCCCAGCTAACCACATCGATCACCATAGTGAGAAAAGCTGTGTTGGATGGTGTAATGGGATTGCCATTTATATCATTGAAATAATTATAAAATGGCTGATTCACCTGGCCATACGTTGTTTGCAGGTAATTCATCAGAGCTGCACTGATTTGAGCGGAGGATCTTGCCATATTTAAGAAATTGTCATTGGGTTAGTTGTAATATCCAAAGCTGGTGGTGGATCCATTATCTGGCCACCGACTGGCTGATCCAGAAGAGAATCAATATATCGGAATTCATATACCTGGATATGGTCCACAATCTGATCATGATCATCATCTACATCTTCGTCCACCCGGACCATCGTGCCGCAATTAGTCGGCATGAAATTCTCCAGCATCATATATGTCCAATCGGTAAATTCAAATATGGATAGATCCTGATCGAATGATACCAATCCATCATTAGCATTGAGAAACTTGTGTATACAGTGAACCTCCAGCTTCATAGAGAAATCCTGCACCACATTCCCCAGGGTTTTTATACCCAGTGGTTTCATATACCGGAGTGATATGAGGGGCAGCATGGTCATGGGAAGCTTTCCGTCTCTTAGACGCTTCAGTGTGTTATTCCACAATGAAACAAAATTCCCCGTTTTGGAGAAAACGAGGGAGGCGGGTAGTGTGACAGGTGCCGGTGATGTCTGCAATCTGTTTTTAATATCCAGAAGTATCTGTGCTTTTCCGCTGCTCATGGGTTTGTAAAAATGTTTTTCATTGCGTTTACTATTCTGTCTCTAATTTTACCCTGTAAATATCGGGATGTACCAATAAATTTTCGCTTTGGATTGTGCCCCATACCATCATTATGGTACTGTCCATGGTCTGTGTCCACCCCAAAGACGATCTGAGCCCAGGAGACAGATCTAAGACTATTCTGGACGGCTTTATATAGTGTCCTATCCGGGCCGTACAAAATGCCCCTCTTTCTTCGCTGCAAATCTTTTGTCTTTGGGTATTTATACTCTGGAGTTCCCTCTTCCCTTCTTTTAACTTCAGGCCATTTTTGTCCATCCCATTGCTGCCTGTGAAAAGATCCGGTGAAATATTTAAGAGCATCATTAGCAATGAGAGCGGGGAGATCAGATTTCTCTTTCTCCAGGCGCTTTATCATTTGTGATATATCTAGCTTCTTTGCCATGTTAGTTGTGATAGCGCCCATATCCTTCCGGAATAGGCAGGTTAAAATTGTCTTTGGCTAAGCTCTTATACTCTTTTGGTATCTGGAAATACGGATGACTACTGGAGAAGATCTGACCAGTTATACCGGTATTTCCATGAAAGGTTTTGTCCACATTCTTCTGAAGATGTGCATTTATCTCTCTCACCTCTTCAGGAGTGCTGACTTCTTCATCACTATCCGGATCATCAATTTCTTCTTGGTCCACCTGGTCCACCATGCAATTACACCGAAAATGCAAAGGGGGAAAAGCTTTGTGCCATTCCCCACTGTCAGCTTTTGCAGTGAATCCATCCATTGGTCCGCATATCGGGCAGACCGTCTCATCCCCGGAAGTCCTCCATACTAAATATGGAAACGTTTTCTTTTCCCGCTGGGCTTTGGCCCACTTCTTTGCTGAGCTGGCACCGGTAATGGCTGTGGCATATTCAGCATGCAGATAGTTTTCATTGAAATCCTGGAAGATAGGACCAGCTGCTTCTTTAAATTCTGCAAATGTCCGGAGCTGGCCATCCTTCACAATCTCATTAGACATGGCCATGGTCTGCTGAAATGTTTTGGCAGCAGAAAATATATACACATTATCACCGATTGCTTCGTACATTTTGTAATCAGGTGATCCAAACTCCACAGTAGATCTAAAGCCACTATCCACTCCATTCATGATAGTACCGGCATTATACAGGTATATATCAGTAGGGAGAGAATGAACCGTATCGATGCCATTATAAACCCGGTGGAGGGATTTATCCATGTCTGGCTTCTTCGGTTTCTGCTTCTTAGCCATGTCGTTTAGTGATTGTATATCAGCCTGATTTTATTCTGCAGATTAGCCTGTCTATTCTGTGAATCTGGATTTTCCTCCAGGCCACCTTCATCCGGAGGCATAGATATTTCTACATCCAAACCTGTGTGTTCTTTTATCTGTTCTGGCGTAAGTGTATATCCAGCCTGTTTGAATGCCTGCAGCATTTGCCCAAATTTGAGCATAGCAGATGATTCTTTATCCAGCCCCTGAATAATCTCCGCATCATTTTTATACTTCAGCTTTATTCCATCGGGGATCTGAGCACCCAGGCCTCTGAGCTTTGGAATCAGCATATTCTTTACATTGTGAGCGATCAGGCGGCCATCTTGTGTTTTGGTGTCCTCCAGGGCAGCACTAACAGGGCTCTCCTGTCCTCCCTGTCCACCACCCAGCTTTCCAGCTTGCTGATCAATAGCATCCGCATGTCCCAGCATCACTTTGGAGATCATTCCTTCCAGGCGCTTGCTGAAATCTCCATACGATTGCCAGCCGGTACCGGAAGCATCTGAAATAAATTCCAGCTTATCATTATGATTGATAATACCCCACGCCTGGCTTCCCATATTGTCCAGCATAGCCATGAGGTTCTTGTATTCTGCATCAGCCTGGGTTTTGTTTGTATGGGCCAGACGGAAGGGATGCACAAACATTTCACAGTAATCTGCATTATGCTGGGAGATCTGCCTGTGATACAGTTCATAGTTTGCAATTTTGTACAGCAGACCATAACCACATTTACTGATACCTATTTCCGTGGGTGTTGGTACCCAAACCAGATATTTGGCAAAATCAGGATCATCAAAAGATATTCCCGATACAGAATATTCAAATAGGCTGACACATCTCCTGTCTGGTGATACGTTAAAACGTCTTACCAGGTCTATGTTTGTTACTTCGTCTCCAGTGATATCACCCAGCTGTATGAGGCTATAACCGTAAAACTGGGCATCCAGTACTAGGGAGCAGTAATCAGCAAACCATTGGCCCTTGAAAAACTCTGTTAACTCATCAATGGGCTTGTCTTTTGCATCTACAATGTCAAACTCTCTGAGGAGTGTGAGCTGCTTTCTTCTCAGCATACAAGCCTGCACGTGTGGATTAAGAACAGTATCAACAAAAAGCCGCTGCATCCGGACACGGAAAGGGAGAATCATCAATTCTGTTTCACGAATCGCTTCTCTCCACAGATTGATATTATGCCGGATCCGCTGAAATTGTACTGGTGCAATATTGGAAGAGATATCTTTTGTGCTGGGATCCGACCAGGGAGCCAGGAGTTTATCCGGAACCTTTCCCCAATTGGCAAAATCGAAGGGCTGCACCATAGCAGCTCTGCCTTTTCTTGTGCCTCCTGGTGCTGCATCCTGCCATCCGGCTGGAAGATTGATATTCTTCAGCACTGAAAGATTATTCATTAACTTATCAATTCTGCTCATGGGAAAATTTATTTAGTAAGTACGTCACGGGTTACTTTGATATCCCCACGGAGAAAGCTGAGAACCCTTTCGGCATTCTCCAGCTTTCCATACATGCCATCCTTATCACAGCCAAAGATGGTTTGATATTCTGCCTTTTTGATCCGCACATTTCTCCACCAAAAGATAAAAAAAGTCTCCTCTATATAAAACAAACTATCCTCTGCAGTGAGAGGATTTGTGTATCGGACTAATCGGTATTTCTTGCGGCACCTTTCATGGCACTGCTTCCAGAGCTTCTTTAATTTCTTTACCATGTGTTTCCTGTTTTTGTGACACCTCCATATTGAGTGGAGAGGCCTTGATTTGTTTCAATGATGATAAGTTGATCGGCATTCATTTCTCCCTGGGCTAAATCTGTGAGCATCTTCCAGGCTCTTTTCATATTCTCCAGACGGGCATCTTCCACATTGTCTGCAGCGATCCGGGGAGTGAGATCAAAAACAATTAGATGAAGCAAACAATCCAGCACCATCTGATCTCTGTTGTCTCCAGCGATCCAGATGATAGGAAGCCATGCGGTGATATCGGTACCAGGTGTGATGTTTAGGTTACCAACCTTTTGGCTTTGCCATAATTGATTTGCATAAGTGGACAATGCTCCAGCTCCGTAATTTGTTGCATTGGAATATGCCGTATAAGCACTCAGCGGTAACCCCGGAGCAATGCCCTGGATATTATATGGCTGAGGATTGCCCCAATATGTAACACCATTTTTGGGATCATTCGGGAATACATTCGGGAAAGGGATGGCACTATCCATGATTGCCTCCAGCTCATCAGAATTGGATAGCCCTGGAGTGCCCTGGACACAAGTATACACATTGCCAAACCAGTACACGATATCACCGGGCCCGTAGATCCCTCTTTGCATGTCAAAAAGCTGATAGGGAAGAGCCAGGTACCACAGATCATACTGCTGGCCCACCAGGTACCATTTGGTGGCATCGAAAGCACCAGTGATGGTATTTTGATTGCCGATATACTGAGCAGTGCCTACTGCAGTCACATCTCCTTTGTTGTAAGTATTGGCTGGATTGTATTGGGGAAAGTCTAACTCCACCCGGGAGGATCCGGTGTAAGACAGAGCGGGACCGTATACGTTGGTATCGGTAAACTCCAGATCCACATAATACTTCTGTTTCAGTTTAGCCTTTGTTTTGGCCAGAGCGGTCCAATATGCCATATTCTGCACTCCGGTGTCGGTATTGATCACCTGCTGCAGCTCCACAGCCTGGATTACTCTATCATAGTCGCGTTGTCTGATGTACATGGGGTAAATATAATTAAATATCTACCACTTATCATTGACTGTACCAGACCATTCATCATGGGCATCCTTTTTGGTACCCCATACAGTATTTTCAAAGGGTTTGGCACCAATACGGAAGTTTGAATATTGATCTGAGAAGAAATAAGTGAGCAGATAACGGGTAAGATCCACAATATGGCCGAACGGCTGATATGTCACCTTAGTGTCTTTATCCCGGACGGTGGATTTGTCTATCCCTCCGTTTTTATTTTCCTTCGTATTCTCAAAATCTTTGATGCTGATAAGACATTTATCCGACATCCGGAAGGTTATGCCATCCACCGGATTAAGCACCGGATCCTCCAGTAGGATTGTATTGAAGAAATCCAGCGATCTGGTGACGTTAGGATTGGATTCCGGCACCCTTCGCTCCGTTCGGAAGTTATGTTTTCGAAGCTCTTTGATGATGAGATTAAAAAGGTCATCACCCTTTTCTTGTTTCACATCATCTTTGTCACTGGTGGCATCTCCGTAAACATATACCATCGGTTCATGAGCTGGGAATAATTCTTTTACCCGTTTGCACACCCACGTAATGGTGTTGTCGGGATGATATCCCAGGCTCTCTGCTATCATACGGACCTCATAACCTACCAGCAGCTTATCCTGGTACTTCTCATGGATCTGAAAGATACCACATGGAAAATAAGGAGCCGTGTTTTCGTCAAAGGACAGATGGAGAGGCAGCAGCGGATCATAACCCGGCACAATTGCAATCGGGAATGCCTGCACGTGCTTTTCCTTTTTGAACTGCTTCAGAGCTTCCCCCCCAGTGATGCGTTTACCCCATAAGCCGTCCCGGAATACATCACTGTAATATGCGGAAACGGAGGCCATCAGCTGGAGATTGGCTATCCGGTCCGATGTGACGTTTGGATTGTCTTTGTATGTGGTATGGGTAGAACTATAGCGCTTGCTCAGTACTTTCTTATCCGGAGTGGTGATATCAGCAGATCCTGTGAAGGTCATGATGCCTTTTTCATAGTACTTTTTGAAGAATATTTTATATAGCCAATGATCAGCTGGGTCTCCATCTTCACATTCCGGATTAAAAGAAAACCATTCTCTGATCGGGCCTTTGTTACTCCGCAGGGTAGTGGAAACAATGATATAATCGTTTAGGGTTAACTGATTGCCCTCCTCATACCATACATCCGAAGGGTTGGCAATGGATTTGAGTTTCCCTGGCTTGTCACATCCCCGCGCTATGAACTTATTGCCATTAACACACTGGATCTTCAGCGGGGAGGTGCCAAATGTGAAGAGGTGATCTACACCCCAATCTTCACAGATATCTTTGATAGTTTGGTATTGGGCATCCTGAATTGATTCGGCTGTCTTCTTCACCAGTATGCAGCGGAAATAAGGTTGCATGAGACACGCTATAATCATCTGCTGGGCTATGAAATAAGATTTCCCGCTGTCCCGGCCACCCCACAGAAAATTTAGATTCGTTTCTGTTTTGAGTAAGTGCCGGTACACCGGGAGAAAAACATCTTCAGAGATCTCTACTTCTATTTCAACTGCCACTAGGTTTGATTTTCACTGTGATCTTTGCTCCGGAGATTTCTGTCTCTGTCCGCTCTATGTACCCCCTACCTTTGCCCTGAGTTTTCAAAAAGAATATGGTGCCAATCACATTGCCGTTTTTGATCATGGTATGCAGCTTGCTCTCTGCAAAATCCAAACTGATATCCTTGATGGATTCCACAGCCGATTTGTATTTCTTATCCTTCAGCAACCAGGAGTAATGTGTCTCCCGGTTAATCCCTACTTCCTTTGCTGCTGGGGTCACCACACCAAGGGTTTTCTTTAGGGCCTCAATCATCAACTTTTTGCGGGCTTTGGTGGATAATGCCTTTTGTTCTGTCCCGTTGGAATCCGTTGGCTCTTTCATAATTTAATGTATTTTGTAATTAATTGATAATCAATACTAAAATGCGGTTGCTCCACCGGCCGGAGACAACTATTTTAACCCATAATCCCTTAAACTCATTTTTCCTTGCCAAACCTTTCCATATATGTGGCCTCTTCGTAGCCCATGCCGATCTTTTTTCTCTGGAACACCATACCATCCAGCGCCAAATGCTTCCAAAAGAAACAAATCCCATGTAATTTGGTTAGGCTTCCTCATTTGAAAGGTCATGAGTTTAGCTTTTTCAGGTTTTCCAACTCTTTTCCTTGCTTGCGTTCTTGAACTTGGATTAGTTCATCTACCGACTTCTTTAACAGGTTGTTTCCTACCCGGAGAGATCCTTGTGGTACGTCATCAGATCGTATCATCTTTATTCCCATGATCGTCATATCCGTCATGGCATAACCGGATCGTAAATAATTAGTGAAAGTTTTACGGTAAAGATATTCCATGATCTTTATGGCATCCATTGAATTGATAATGAAGAATTCAGGCTTTTCTCTCTCTATGTAGGAAGCATGGTGGAGTAATTCACAAAGTTTGTCGTAATCCATTAGTAGGATGGGTTATTTGTTGGGTGTAGAAGATCCATTTTTTGCTGTTTTTTCTGATTTGATGACTGATTTACGTTTAATTAATTTGACTTTATGGCCTTTACCTTCTAAATCCTCCATGAGGGTTTTGGCTTTCTTCTCTGTGGACATCCGGATGGATAGGTGGTATACTTCTTTGCTTTCTGTCAGATCCTCAGAGAGTTTCTCTGGTTCGGGCTCCAGTCCCCAGTCTTTCAGATCGGTCTGATCCCATTCCAGTTCCAAAGCATCCCAATCATGATCTCCGTGGTCTACATTGTCTTTGATCACATAAGCTTTTAGCTTATCTAGGGGGGTTGATTTGTCCAGGATCTTACATGGGGCTGTTTTGTACCCCAGCTCTGCCAAGACATCTCTCCGCTGGTTTCCGGCTATGACAATGAAAATGTCATTGAAGGGGAATACAATCAGCTCCCGGAGGTGCAGCATCTCCGGATCATCCTGGATGGAATTCTTCAGTTTCTCCTTTCCGGAGTCCGATATGGTCCGGGGATTTCGGGGCAGGCCTTCTATCTGGCCGGTATTGGCAAATAAAAGCTCCAGGGGGATATCCTGGAGGGTGTAAGTGGGCTTAATTGTGATTTTACTCATGTGATGACAATTAGATGTGTATAGGGCAAATATAGAAAATTATTTTTTGGAGCGGGAAGATCCCTTTTTCCCCAATCCTTTCCGGGTCAATTTGGACTTCATTCCCTCAATCCATTGCACGAAAAAGGTAATGGTGTGCTGATTGACTCTCTGGTATAAATTTATGGTTTCCTGCAGGGCTTCCGTTTTCAGATTCATATCTAGGGACAAATCCCTGTTTTGAGTTTCTGATTTTATCAGGTCCTGCATGATTTTTACCCCTGCTTCATCCAGTTTTTTGTTGTCTTCCTGCAGCTTTACCTTCTCATGCTCCAATCTCTGGATCCTTTCGACTAATTCCAGACCGGTCTCACATGTATCTCCCCAGCCTTTATCCAGTTCCTTCACTTTTGCCTCAGAATCCCTCCATAGCTTTTGAAGATCTTCTATGTGAGTTCGTTGTGATTTTATCTTCTCCTGCAGGGACAGGATGGTGGATTTGTACACTTCTGGATCCGGAGGGGCAGAGTAAGACGGAAATATCCGGAAGAATTGGATGGGTTTACAGTATTCTTCTGAATTAAAATCAATTGGCATTCTGGAAGAAGGAAACCACTCCCGCAATGCTCTGCTACAAAAACTCTCTGTAGAGGGCGGGATCTGAGCTTTCATTTCCGGAAGGAGAAACCGTTTGTATATACAGATTCCATGGAAGCAGTCTTCACAATCATCTGGCCCTTTATCATTCGGGCAGGGTTCTAGATAGGCTGTCTGCTTTCCATGCAACTTCTCCATCAGGACCTGGTTCTCTTCCTCCAGAAAGGCTATTCTCTTTTCTTGTGCTTCAATGATGAAATTCATGGCATTGGTTTTAAATTCATTAATCAGTGAAATTGTATTTTATCTGAGGGCTGAAGGGTAAAATACTTTCCAGCCCAAAGGGCGTTTTCTGTTTGCTTATTAAAATGCCATCTGACTTTAAGCAAGACAGCTGCAGGGGAATCAGGCTGCTCAATTAGCATCTCCATCTCTTTGTAAAACTTTGCTTTCAGCATTCTGTTCTCTTCTTTCAGACGCTGATAAGATGATTTCTTTTTCATGCTTTTAGAGTTTGGTATCACAATATTCACATCTTCCATGCTTTACGCTATTGGCTCCACATGATCTACAGCTCCATCCGGGTGGAGGTTCTTTATATTCAGGAAGGATAGGCATCCATGCTCCGTATGCGTGTGCAAAGGGCTGGCCATGGAGTCCGAAAATAGTCTGGACTATTCTCTCCATGTTTCCTTTTCTCTGTTTGTTGGGGAGCTCTCTACTCATTGCTTTTTCTGTTTGTCCAGGATCTCCAGAGTCTTATCAATGGTCCCAGTGAGTTTATTGGCTGCATTCATAATGCTCAAAGCTGCAAAGACTCTCTGTCCCTGCAGCTCCTGCTGTTTTATTTTTACAATCTTACTGCTCATTGGCATAAAGGGATTGAGTCCATGTGGATATTGTTCCGCTGGATAGTGTCGGAATTTCCATGTATCAGATTTGTCCGGAAAACATGGGCTTTCTCTGAATCCCTGAAGAGTGCTTCATTCTTACAGTTGATAGAGCGGACTTTTCCGTGGTCCTTTGTGCAGAATACATCCCCACAGGCATACGGGACATAGTGGATGGAGCACCAGGTGATGATGAATAAGTATTTCATATTCCTTTCCCCTCCTTTCTGTCCTTTAGTAACTGAGCATACCATCGTCTAAAGCTATAGGTTTCTCCATTGTTTCCAATTCTCCAACCATCATTAAGTGCTTCCTCCAACTCCTTCTCCATATCCACCGGAGCAAGACGGGTGCGGAGGTATTTTATTATATACTCAGCACCTGTTGAAAACCAATTCCAAGATTGGACTTCCGTAGGGTCAATTCTAAATAATTCATCTTCAATTTCTTTTCTTATCTCCTCCTCACTCGGCCACCCTGTCATTGTTACAGAGGAGCGAAGGGAGGCGTATTCTTCCATTGCCTCTACTACCGATTCAAGTGGTTCATATATACAACGATTTGTTCCATCAGAAGATGTTGAAACATCGAATTTACTCTTTAAAAATTCCTCCGCACTCACCTCCTTCTCCTGTTCCACACTCCCCGCCTTTTGTTGCTCCGGCTGAACTTTTGCCTGTTTCTGTAAGTCTGAAAAGGTGGCATCCAGATGTTTATTAACGAATGATGTACAAGCTCTGAATCCTTCTGTGAAATCCATAACTATTGTAGACGTAGGAGCGATACCCTTTTTAGCTAATTCATTTACAAGTCTTTCTTCCTCTTTATCGAAGGTTATATCATTCAATGGCTTCTCTTCCCCCTTCCCTGGATTCTCTTCGGGATTCTCTGAGAGGGTACAGAGGTCTTGAATTTTCTTACGAAGCTCAATACCTTTTTCATGTCGCGTAGACTTCCATCCATGAACAGCAGCCATCCCAGCAAGCTCGGAAATCTCATCTGTTAAAAGCTGTATATATTCATCGTAAGCCTCCCTCATCCTCTCGGCTTGCTTTAGCTCGGTGGAGGGGACGAGGTAGGGAGCGATACCCATAACTACGAATCCAGCGGGAAGGGGATTGAAAATGTTCGAGGAAAGAATATAGGTTACAACAACCTGTGTTCCTACTCCGGTATATCCGTTATCTGGATGCCATTCTTTTAGGTTCAGAATATCTCCTACCTGATAGTTTCGGTCATTCTTTCTAACTTCAAATGGCTTACTACCGTCCCTTACATATTTGTAATATTCGGGCCAACATTTTAATTCATGCGTTACTCCTGTCAGTAGGTAATTCTTTTCATTTTCCATTGTTTTCATATTGATGGGTGGATTTTGGATTTGATTGATACTATTAACTTCCGAAGATCATTCTCATTCATTCTCTGGATGAGCCGGGAAAGGGCTCTGAGTTCATCAGCAGTTCCTTCCCCGTACTTCAGATCCAGATTTTTGGCATACTCTGCCAAATTACCATGTTTAATTACATTGCAGGTCTGACATTGTATTTGACAATTCTCATCATGCCACCGGGTGGAAAAATTGGCTCTCCCGACAAAATGGCCACATTGCATGACTTTCCAGGTAGCCCTAGTCCCACAGGTGAAACATCTTACCATCCCATATTGATCAGCTTCCCTAGACCGGATATAAATGGAAAAAAGCCTATCAGCTTCCTGAATAAGCCTTGATGTTTCTTTTTGAATGCTACCAATTTTTACGCGGGGGCGCTTTGGTTTTAACGATTCCTTTTTAGGATCAGGATGGAATCCCGGCGTGAAGCTCATTTACAAATGGATGATCTAAAAAAGTTATCCCCGAAGGGAGCGGTCTTTGCCTGCTGTCAGTCATTCAAATAGATTAATCGGCAAGATGCTTTCAAGTGTCACCGATTTTACCCATCCTGTACCATTTACAAACTGCAGGGCGGTGCAGCGGGGGCTCAATACAGTTAGAGATCTAAAGCCCAATTATCCAGACAGGGACAGCTGTCATCTGACACTTTCCCCTTATGTGCATTTAAAAACTGCTATAATGGCAGCAGCTACAATCATTTTGATTATAAGCCACTTTAAAGATTCTTTCACAGCTTGCTTCATTTTTGTCAGTTTCAGCAGTGCAATATATAAAAAAACCGGGAAAGCTATCCTCACTCTCCCGGAACCATGGCAGGTTTTTACTTTTTGGCCTCAGGCAAAAGAGCCGCGAGCCCTTTTCCTTTTTTCTGTTCAGGAAGTTCCTTCTTCATAGCCTCAATTCGTTTATCAGCTTTGAGTTTACGGTCCACAGCATTGTTAGATTGTTCCGCATGGAGAGCCTGAACATCATCCCCTTTGAACTCCTTAGCCATCGCTTCGATGACATGATATTCATGATCCTGACTGATTGCGAATGAATCCACCACCACAAAACGGGAAATGGAAACGATGGCATCCACCAGCTGCTTATCGGTCATTGTGGAAAGATGGGCCCACATATCCTCGTCACTCCCATCAAAACCAATGGCTTTCTGGAACTCATCAGTGTACATTTGGCATTCGTTACTGAGGATAACAATTGCTGCCTGCAGGCCTGTCATCTTGTTGATGTTAAAGGCAAAGAATTCATCTTCGTTTTCACAAATCAGATCAAACACCTTATCCCTCACCTCACCATCCTCGATCTCGTTGGATCGCTTCAGGCGCTCCTCGATGCGCTTAATCTCGCCCTCGATATCGGCCTTTGTTGCTTTGCCTTCAGCGATCTTCTCTTTTACGGCGCCAGCAGTTGTTGCCTTAGCCCCAGGAGCCGGTTCTGATTTCTTTTTCACCAGCCAGTACTTACCGGCATCATCCCCCTCCACCACAAAGGCCCGGGTGAGCTTGCCAGCAGTCTTTTCCTTTTCGTAAGCCTTCAGCTCCTTCTCGTAATCTTCTTTAGCTGATTTGAAGTCTTCCATCATTTCCTTCTTGGTATCGAAAACACCCACTTTTAGATTACTTTCAAAATCAGCCATCTCCGGAGCTTCGGGAGCCTCAAGAATAGTCAGACTGCGTTTAATGAGAACGGTATGGCCTTTCGAGATCAGCTCCTTAGCCTTAGCCTCAAACTGCCAGTTGTCGCTTACCAGGATGACAGAAGGATCGTTCAGAGCTGCTTTAAGCTGCTGATCAAAGGATGCTTTCGCCTTGCCAGAAAAGCAGGAGATATTCGTGCAGATAGCTTTCCCGCCCTCAGGGAATAGAAGGGTATTGGATGCTGAATTGAACGGGCAGGATCCGCAGGAGCCCATTGTTTTGTTGAGGCCAGGATCCTTGGTGTCGAAAGGAGCATCAGACAGATCCCCCTGGTAACTCTTGAGGTAATGGCTGTCTATTTCGATCTCCTCATCATTGGAAAAATCCTCCTCCCACATTTCAGCCTGAGAGTTCTTATGGATCCGTGATACCCGGAGTGCATCCGAAAGACTCATCCGTTCCTTGAAGAATGCCTTCTGGAATGCCGGGATGAGATCATTGAGCTTCAGGCGGCCAGCGATGTAAGTGGCTGATTTGCCGATCCGATTAGCCAACTCCTCTATCTTCCATTTTTTGCGGGTGATGAGATCCTGAAAGGCATTAGCCTCTTCCATCGGGTGTACATCCTTACGCATGAGATTCTCGGTGATCTGACACTCCAGTGCCTCATCATCGGTAAGGGTCCGGATATTGGCAGGGATTTCTATCAGGCCGGCAGCTTTGGAAGCCCTCATGCGTCGCTCACCACAAACGAGTTCATACTTCTTTCCCTTTGGTCTGAGAAGAATGGGCTGCAGCACTCCTTGATTTTTGATAGAGGCTGACAGCTCGGCGATATCATCTTTATCGAAATCTTTTCTCGGATTACTGTCTCCGATCACAATATCAGAGAGCTTGACACTCTGCATTACTGTCTTTGCCGGATTAGGCGGTGTTTTCACTGTTTCTTTTTTCATGCGTGTTGTTTTTGGTTATTTGATTAATTAATAATTACGGGTTAAAAAATTATTGATTCTTCTTAATTGATCTTCGGATAGATCTGCTGCGGTGTCTTTTTTCGAAACCACCTGGAGCTCCAGCTGTAACACTTCAAAAAGAGCCTGCAAAACAGACATATTATAATCTTCCCATCCTAAACGCATTTTATAGATGGTTGATAAACTAACACCTGATTGTTCAGCCAGTTTTTCCGGAGTCAGCTTTTTACGGTGCATTGCCATTTGAAGTGGAATAGAAATATTCATGGCTTTGATTTTTTAATTGGTTTGATAATCTTCACTTTATCCTGATTTGCTTCAGCCCAATGTCTAATACATAATCCTTCCGAGAATGGAAACTGATAGCATTTATATTTTCTACATCTTCCTTTCATCCGATAATGTATTTACGAATCCGTATAAATGGATCCAGGCCTGACACTTGTCTTACTTTGAAATCAAAACTAATTCCAAAACCTTTTTCTGTACACCATCCACAATCCCATAGCCAGCATAGTAGCTCCAGCTTCTGACCGAATCTGGGATCCGTTATAACCACCCGTTTGGTCTGATCATCCTTCATCTCCAGTAGGATATTTTGTAGGAATTTCATGAGATCATAATCTAATTCAAAATGGTAAATCGGTTTGTTCTGAGGATGTGATGATGTTGGATCCTTCTGGGACATAGTCATAGAATTGAGTTAAATTAGAATTGTGGGTAAACTTCACATCACCGGTGGCCCCTTCTTTGTTTTTCACAATCACTAACGCCCCCTTATTTTTCCAGCTTTCATTTCCATCCATAGCATCCTTTTTGTAATACGAAGGGCGCCAAGGAAACATGATCACATCTGCATCCTGCTCCAGGGATCCACACTCCCTGATATCACTCATGCCTGGTTTTTTCCCTTCCTTGTCTTCCACTTTCCTTGAAAGTTGTGCGAGAAGAACTACCGGTATATTCAAATCCCTGGCCAATCGTTTCAGACCTCTGGATATTTTAGACAGCTGCTGTTCCCGGTTGTTTCCTTCTTCCCCTTCCATCAGTTGAACATAATCCAGGAAAAGAACTTTCAGTTTACCCTTCTTCTGAAGATGTCGGCATTTTGCTCGGATCCGGGATACCGTGACAGAGCTTGTATCATCGATGTGGATGTGTAGGTCTTTGATACGGATCTGAGCATCCCGTACCTGCCTCCATTCCATTTCATCCATCAGGCCCATTCGGAAATTCTGAGCTTTTACTCCGCTCTCTCCAATGATCACCCGGTCCACCAGGGAAAGATCATCAGTCTCCAAAGAAAATACAGCTGGTGGTTCGAGAGCTTTGGCTGCTGATTTGGCAAAGTGAAGCATGAGGGCAGTCTTCCCCATTGAAGGGCGAGCACCAACGATATATACTTTTTGTGGTTGCCATCCTCCGATCTGTTTATTCAAATCTGTCAATCCCGTTGGTATTCCAAGGTGTCCTCCTTTTTTTACTATCTCCTCCCTGGTTTGTGCTCTGGTAATGGATCTTTCTACTATAGATCCAAAGGAATCATCTTTTGAATTATTGGAAAGGATCCCATCCACCTCATCGATTAGCTTCCGGAGATTATCATATGCATCAGCTACTTCAAATCCATCAAAAGCCCTCTGCATGGTTCCTGAGCATCCATTTATAATCAGTCGCTGCAGATATCGATCCCGGATAAGGTGTGCATGGAAAATGACATGCTCCTCCGTGACATATCCCTGGGAGATCTGGGATAGATATTGAAATCCTCCTGCTTGATCCAAGAGCTTCTTTGAATTGAGAAATTGTCCCAGAGTAAGGCTGTCAACTTTCTTCCCTGTGTCTTTACTCATCTCCAAGATGGCCCGGTATATAATCTCATGCTTGTCATCGTAAAAAGCAAGAGGAGGAAGAAGAGGGAATATCTCATCACCTAATCCAGACTCTTGAAGAATTGCACCCAGAACCACCGCCTCCAATTCTATTGCATTCGGCATTTTTTGGTCTATCATGCGCTTTCTATTGTGTTTGTTGAAAATTCACCTCCAGATACACCAACGGTGGGAGGATTTAATCTGCTCCAATTGGCAAAGTATGTTTTGAACTCCCGGATAGATGATGTCTCTTTTCCCTGCTTGCGGTGATGCAGGATGAATTTATCCAGGTGCCGGATGATATCTGGTTCATCTACATGATGACTCATGCAGAAGGATTCTAACCAAATTTTATGATTTGAAACTTCTTTTTTAATTTCATCTAAACCAATTACATTTTCAATTGCATTTTCATTTACCATATGTGTAACATATGATTTAGATGTGATTTTGATATCTTCTTTTACTTTACCCTTCCTATTATCAGACCTTGACTGACTATAACTCTTTCTTTTTTCGATACTTAAAGCCACCCATTCGATCTGATAACCGCCATCAATTTGAGTTAACACCATCATCAATTCAGAAACTTCCTCCGGAGAAAGCCTTTTTGTGAAGAAATGGAGCTGTTGCTGTGAAATACATATGTTTCTCATATGTTCACACATGATTCTATCATAAGCCACTTGTGATTTTTCACTCAAATTTTGCGTATCTCTCAGATAATCACCTGGGTAAAAAAGGAATGCGGGATCTTTTGCCATAATTATAGATAGGGTTTACAAAATTCTATTACACGTTCACATTGCTCCTCATTGAACATCCCTATGTGGGTTAACTCAGGATCCGTTCCCATCATGTCGCTTAACCAGATATAAGCTTTTGCCCTGGCTATTCCTTTGGATACATCCTGCTGATGCATTTTCTTTCTCCACAGAATATCAAAATGCTCATGGGCTTCATGCTTCAGTTTGCGGAGGGTATCATTTGCCAGCCTTCCCAGGGATCTCGTGGTGCCTTTATGACATCCTACCCATGCCTGACATGGCCGGCATATGTACATCATTCCATAACTGGTACCGTGATACATTTCTTTGCTGTCTATGAGTTCTGAGTCTTTCCCACAATAGGGACATTCAAGTCCGAGGAATATCCTGTTCATTACAGGGTTAGTATTGGGGCATCAATTCTACTTTCAGGGATGCGGTATCCATGTCCACCTTCTCCATGATAATCTGGAAGCCTTTTTCCTCAGCTTTTGCCTGAAGCTCCTGGAGCAGCTCCCTTCCCATGGATTCTCCTCTCTGAATGAAGATAACTTCCACCCCGGGAGCTTTACACATTTTCAGCTCTGCTTCCAATATCATGATCTCAGCTGTGGACATATTCTCAGTGTCCACCAGCTTTCCATGATAGTATACGTTATCATCATCATAGGAAAGGCCCTCAATAGGAAATACCATTTGCTTCACCACATCACTGATGGCCTGTTTGGTCAGATTTATTTCCACTGTCAGGTCTTCCACATTTGTCTCCAGCTCTGCAGCTTCCTTTTGCTTTTTAGTAAGCATGGAAACCTGGTAATTCATTTTATTGTGCTGCTCTGCACCGGCAATGTCCTGATTAAGTTTCTCCAGAGAAACAGGAGTGTTTTCAATTAACCATTGGGTAGCATCTGCATTTTGCTGACAAAGCTGAGCCTGCTCCTTTATCAAAGTATCAATTTGTTCTTTTACTTCTTTGATTTTTTTCTCTCGGATTGACCATCTTTCCTTTACCATGTCAACCTTTGCATTATGAGCAGATCCTTCATCCTTCAGCTGGAGCATGGCTTTAGTGTCCACCGGTTTGGCATATTTCACAAAATCATCCGGATTGAGGCCAGCTTCTTTGATGAAGCCCTGGCAAGCTTTCAAAGCCCTTCCCAGATCGGTCCGCTGTTCAAACAGGTGCTTTGCTTTTGATTCATGCACTGACAGGTCTTTCAGGATATCTTCATCCAGGTATGACTTCACTATCTCTACCTGTTTCTTCTTTCCTGCAGTTGATTTGGAAAGCTCCACAAAATTATAATCCAGCTCCAGCTCTCCTGCTATGGATCCAATGACTGTCTTCCTGGTCTCTCTCATTCCATTGGGAGCAATCACTTCTAACTTCACTGTCTCCTCTTCTCCTTTTTTGGTGATCACAGCTCTAAAAGAATAACCAGTATCACCAATAGGCTGGTCCTCTTTGAAGTCTGCCAGATTGATCTCAATCTCTGCCTGATTGAATCCGTTTTTGATGGCTCCCTTTCCAAAGTTTCCACCCATAGCAGCTAGGATCCCTTTGATGAAAGAGCTCTTCCCTACTCTGTTTGTCCCCACCAGGAGAAAGTTATATCCATTAAGATCTGTCTCCATGTCTGGTACCGCCCGGAAATTCTTGAATTTTACTGTTTTGATTTTCATGATTCTTGTTGTTAAGTTGTTAATAAAACCCCGTCCGTTTTGTTTTTTTACGAACGGGGGGG